ACGGTCGCCGGTGTTGGTGGCTGCGCTATAGTTGCCGGTGTTGGTGGCTGCGCTATAGTTGCCGGTCTGCTTTTTGCTGCTCTCGGCTTTTTCTTTTATGTACTCGACCGCAGCTTTTACGATGCCTGCAATCCCGATCTCCGCCCGGAGTTTTATTTTCGTTCCGGATCGCTTGCTGTCACCTTCTGCTTCTTCTTCCGTCACACCATCGAGGTCAGCCACGAAAAACCGACTGTCGGCCGGGGCGTAATGGGCGAACACATCCAGCGGGTACTCACATCCATGGAAACCTTTTTCGCACAGTTTCGCTCCCTCCTCCATATATTCTTTGCCAAGATCGAATTGGAATCCTCGGCACTTCATATCCTTATCGGTTCCCTTGTAGACGATCACTTGACATCCCTCCCCTTATCTTGTATAGTTGTGGTGGTGGATTGGCTCCCGTCTTTTGCGGGGGCCTTTCTTTTTTTGTACTCCTCCTGCTGACGGCGGATACAGCGCAGAACCCATGCTGTGAAGTTGCAGTAACCCATTTCGATAAGCTGCTGACGGAACTCCGCCATATTCACATAACCCAAAGGAATACGCACAGACAGCTTATAGTTTGCTTCCCGCTTCCTGCTGGGCTTGCCCGCTATCAGCGCTTCCGCTTCGGAAGTCCGCCGAATTCCGTAATAGCCCGGCTTCTTGCACATACTGTCCAGCGGCTTGGTGTAACCGGGGAACTTCTCCCGGATAACTGCTATCCTCTCGTTCTGCTCCATGGCCTTACCTCACCAGCAGCAGGATAGCCGCTGCTGCGAAGATGGCTCCCATTCCGAGGACTACGGCCAAGGCTTCCTGCAGCCACTCCTTTTTACTCATCTTCCTGTTCCTCCTTTTGCGGAAGCTCCGGCAGGAATGCCCACCACTGGACTTCGATAACGGTCTCCACATTATCTCCGCTGACATTGAACATCTGATGCTTGGTGCTGAATGGCAAGGTAGTGTATCTTCCCGGATTTGTCTGGCACAGGTAATGCCCGTCCTTGCTGGGTACGATCTCATCCGAGTTAAACCACCGGATAAAGGTGTTGGTTGTTGCTTCCATGTTGTTCCTCCTTCTTTTCCACCCCGTTTGGCGGGAAAAACTTCTTGACATCTTTTATTGGAATAAATAATGCATCGCAGACCTTATAGACTTCCTCCAATGTCCACGGGGTCTTGCAAATCATTCTGTCGCTGATCTGCTGGCGGCTCATACCGGTGCGCTTCCCAAGGCTTGTCTGGTCGTGGCCAAGTTCCAGCATCAGCGCTCGCAGCCTGCGGTAGGTATCAACTTTCCTTGACATTGCTGTCCCTCCCTTCATGTGGTAGACTATAGTTGAGGTGATATTATGAGCGAAAAACTTGATGTTTCGTATTCTTTGACCGAAGAAGAAAAGAGAATATTTCGCAAATTCAAGCGAAGCAATAGCGCCAAATTGACAAAATCTGAATTTCAAACTATGCTCCGGTCAAAGCTGGTAGATGGCGGTTTCGGCGGCGAATACTACTGGTTTAGCAATGGCTCCTTTGATGAGGGAGTTGCTTGCCTATCGGAAAACGGTTTGCGCGTTAAAGCCGCCATGCGGGCCGAGAAGAAGTTAAGCGTCCGGTATTGGATTACAACAGGAGTTGCAATCGCCGGTTTCCTGCTTGCCGTCCTGTCTCTCCTCATGCAACATGGGATAATATCACTACTGCCGCTATGATGATGGAGAGAACGCCACACAAAACCGTGATGATCTGCGGTGGCCTGGTCTTAAATAGGTATGCTTTCCAGCTGGTATCGCCGTAGACCTCGATAAGGTATTTTTCAAATTCATCGTTTCTCATGTCATGCCAGTCTTTCATTGTCCTCCTCCTTTCCCTTGATAAGCTCGTCCAGTGCAGCGTTAAACTTCTGCTCGGCTCCCTTTGGGCTGCGGCGGCCATTTAATATCGCACACACATACGCTTTCCCAACGCCGAGTTTTTCTCCGAGCTGAGCCATTGTAATCTTGTTATTGTGCATCTTGCCGACCACATCGCCAGTCCATTGTGCAGGCATCTAAACTTTTCCCCCTTCTTTATATATTGTGTTGCAAAAGTTTACACAAAGTGTTATCATATCCTTGCGAGGAAAAATGAATCATGGCACATTGAGTGCCCGCTTTGTGTTGCGCTTGTTGCTTATGTTTTCATTATAGTGTAAACAAACGCAACAGTCAAGACGCAGTTGTTCCTTTTGTTTACTTTCTGCTATTTGCACAAAAAGGGTGTGTTGCGTTTGTTCTATATCAACTATGTTGCTCTTTGTAATAAAATTGGGAAGTCCCCGTCTGCTGTCGCCGAAGAAATGGGGTTTATGCGTTCCGTGGTTACGCGGTGGAGCAAAGGGACAATTCCAAGGCAGGCAACATTGCAAAAGGTTGCTGACTACTTCGGCGTAAGCGTGGATTACCTTTTGGGGAAAGAAAAACAGCCCACCGAAGGCGAGCTGTCCGGTATTCGGAAAGACCTTATGGATTTCGCAGATACTTTGACAGATGAGAAAATTGAGAAATATCTTCGTCTAATGAAAACTTTAGAATCCGAAGATATTTAACAAGCTGCTCGTCAGACATCCGTTCCACCGCCTTTTTGAATTCCTCCTTTTTCTCCATTGGTGTTCCTCCTCTTTTGTCGATTATTGTCAAATAAAAATCCTTCCAAATTCAACCGGTATCTGCTACAATTCAATTGTAACAGATCGCATTATCAATCTGTACCGCCAAATTCGGCGGTTTCGGCGCAAAATCTGTCATGTTTTTCGGGCAAAAGTGTCCGGTAACAAAAAACAGGAGATGAGTTTGTGAATTCTGACGATGAAAGGAATTGGGATAACTTTTTATTGGAGGTAGCCGCAAAACGGCAGGAGCAGGGCATGACCCACAAGGACTTGGCTGACAACGCCGGGACGGTCGAAAGGACGATCTCACGGCTGCTTTCAGAGCCGACCAAAAATCCGAGCCTTTTTCTCGTTGCTTCCATCTGTCAAGCGCTGCACATATCTCTCGATAAATATTTTGTTCGGGAAGTCTATAACAAATCCGACAGCCAGAGCAGCGAAGAAATGATAGAGTTGCTAAAAGAGCAGGTGCGCCAGCGCCGGAAGCTGACCAACACGCTTTTTGTAGTTATATTCGCCCTGCTGGCGATGATGATCTTATACCTCGTCCTGATCGACGCAAAGAACCTTAACTACGGTTTAATTCGGGATTAAGAACAGATGTTCTTTCCAAATATAATCGTACACCGTAAAGTGTACAATAATCAGTACTGGAGGAGAAGACTATGGAGGAAATGGAGAAAACAACACAGGAGATCAAGCCAAAGAAGAAAAAAACGATGGTAACAGCAATAATCCTAATTGTTATCATAATTGCTATCATCGGAGCGCTTGCCGGTGGAGAAAAGGACAAAGACAAACAAGACAACCAGCAAAACCAGCAGCAACAGCAAGAGGATCAAAACAGTGATGTTGATATGTCTGTTATTGCAGCGTCCCTAAAAGCTATTCTCGATAAGAATTCAGACGGAACATCGGTTGAATATGATGTCGACTATGACGATGACAGCATTACGATTTATGTAAAATCCGATGGCGCTGCTGCTGAAATTGCTAAAGCAAAAGCATCTGGCTATGATGATACATATGAGCCATGGGTAAAAATGCGTGATAGCATGGTCACTCTTTGCAATTCCGCCGTCGACGCTGTAGAAGCGTTTGGAGCGACCGGGAAATATGTGACAGTCACAGTGGTCAACGATGCCAATGAGGACAACACCCTCTTGACGATTATGAACGGCGTGGTTGTATACGATGTAATGGCAGAAAAATAAAAAAACACCGCCCCCGGAAACGAGGGCGGTTAATTGCAGGAGGATAACATGAAAGAGAGAACAAATACTGCAAAATGGTTGGAAAAGCAAGGTCGCTGGCAAATAGCCGTGCAAAAGGACGGCGTGAGAAAAACATTTACCAGCAGCAGGCCCGGACGGGAAGGGCAGCGGGAAGCAAATCGCAAGGCTGATGAATGGTTGTCCTCTGGCATCAGTGGAACCAAGCTGCGCCTGTCAGAGCTGCACGAAAGCTATATGGAGCAGCTGAAAACGCATACAACAATAAGTAACTGGCGTCCAGTCGACGCACGGTGGCGGAAGTGGATAGACCCGCAGATCGGGCACATGAAAGTATCTGCACTTTCAGACGCCGTGCTGCAGCGCGTGGTTGACCATGCGTATCAAGAGGGGCAGCTATCCAAAAAGACTCTCAACAACATAAAAGCAGATCTTACCTCTTTCTGCAAATATCTCCGCAAAGCGAAAGTGAGCAATTACACTCCGGAGGATATAGCTATCCCCAAAAGCGCGAGGGCAAGCAGGAAGAACATCTTGCAGCCGGAGCATGTCATTAAACTTTTTTCCGAAGATACGACAACGCTTTATAATAAGCGCATAGTCGACCCGTTGGTGAATGCTTACCGCCTTGAAGTCCTTACCGGTCTGCGCCCCGGAGAGCTGCGCGGCTTGATGCGCAATGATATTGATTTAGAAACGGGGAAAATCATCGTCAGACGCTCCATAAACGAATACGACGAAATCACTACAGGCAAAAACGAAAACGCTGTACGCGCCGTTTTCGTCGGCGAGATGGGCAAGGAGGTTTTGAAGAACCAGCTCGCCCAATCAAACGGGCTGTATCTCTTTGATGTAAAGAGGGGAGAGCACTACCGCAGAAGCTGGAAAAGGTATTGTGAAGCAAATGATATCCCACAGACAACGCCTTATGAGCTGCGGCACACATTTGTCTCAATGGCACAAGCGCTGCCGGAGGGTTGGGTAAAGCAGCTGGTCGGGCATTCCAAGAGCATGGATACATTCGGGGTTTACGGGCACGCTGTTGCCGGAATGGAAAAGCAGATAACAAGCGCTCTTGATGATGTTTTCGGCGGTATTTTGGCTACGCAGGAATAAAAGTGAGTTATTTTGTGAGTTACAAGGAAAAAGAAAAAGCCCAGTTTTCGCTTGAAACTGGGCTTTTCTTGTGGCGGAGATGGAGGGATTTGAACCCACACGCAAAATAATGTTATTGCCGTAAAGTGTAGGAATCAAGCGGTTTTTCCGACTTTCATTCCGCTGAAAAAAGCATGAAAAACTCACTTTCGGAACAAAAGTGAGTTGCAAAGTGAGTTATTTTGCCACCGTATCGTACTGCTCAATAGCTGCTAAAATTCTCCCACGCAGCGCCTGCGCGCTGGCGTGTTCGGTTCTGTATTTTTCTTTGATTTCTTCCAGCTCGGCGACCAGCTTATCATAATCGCTCGGCACCTGCGTATCGTCATTGAGATACTGCCGCACCAACGCCAAAAACGCGCTCCAGTGCGGTCTGATATAGGCAGGGCAATCTTTCCTTGCGTACCAGTCATGGTGCTGATAGACGGCGTTCTCGTCCAAGCCATGCCGTTTGAGAATAGCAGCGCAAAGTCTTGCACCGTTATCTTCTGCAATCCGGTTATACTCGGCATCAGTTCCGTCCATGATGATCTCGATGGCGATGGTAGTGCTGTTGCCGGGGCCGTAGTTGCCATCGGCAGCGTGCCAGCCGACCTCGCCATCGTCAAGGTTCTGCCATGCTTCGTTCTCGTCCACATAGTAGTGGACACGGACAGACCCCATGTTGCAGTTTGGATAGGTCGCGCGGGTGTACTGCTCCGCCATTGTGGTTCCTTTCGGGATTTTGATCCTACCTGTATTATGGATCGTGACGCCTTTAATCGCAGAAAGCGGTCGGTTGGCCTTATAGGTCGTTCCCTTTCGGTAGGTGTAACCACCTTCCTTAACATCACGGTTCCAAACCGCAGAATCCGGGATTATCTTCTCACAGATTTTTACGCCGTTATCATAGCGTACATTATCGGGAGAGAGGAAAGCCATTAGGCTTCCCCCTTTCCTTCGGCATCCAAAATAGCCGCATCAGTGTGTTTGACCATGCCGGTGGTGGCTGCGTCATATGTACCATTAGAAGCCAAAGCGACAATAACAGCGTTCAGCAGGCACAGCACCACGCCCTGTACCGTCAGAGCAGAGCCGTTAAAGGCTTCGGCTCCGATGAGGATGGCCACAGAGATGATGTAAGCAAGCAGCTGGGTGTTGATGTTCTTGAGAGGGGTCTGCTTCAAAAACTGGGTGATGATTGTGACCATCATTACAGCGCCAGCATAAGTGCCAAGGGAAGTCCAAGTTACAAATTCGTTCATTTCCATTCTCCTTTACTTTACGAGGTTATTGGCGATTACAGCGACAACGGCAACAGCAATAGCTGCGCCAATGCCAGTTAAAATAGACCGGAGGACAGCGTTCCAGTTGTCCCCCGGCTTTCTTTCCAGCGTCTCAAGGCGTTCGCCCTGTCGGCTTAATTCGGTTGTCATGGTCTCCATGTTGGTGGCCAAGCGGTTTACACTGTTGGCGATCTCGCCAAAGGCTTTCACGCTGTTTTCTAGGTTGTCAATCCGGTGGTTCTGCCGCCGGTTTTCGTCCTCCATGCGCCTGGCGAATTCTTCATGCACATCTTTGGGGAGGAAAATATCCATTAGGTTACCTCCTCAAAATACTGGCCTATAAGCTCATGCGGCAGGTAATACAGCACGATAGTCCCGGTTTCATTCAAACGCTTGCAGAGGTAGGTTTTGCTGTCCTCCGGGTCGAGGTAGTATTTGCCGTACTCGTATTCCATGCCCTTCGATGCCGGGATGGGGTCATCAATCGTTCCGGGAGAACTGACATTGACGACTACCCACAGAGCAGGAACAGCCGGGGGTTCCCAGCCTACCTGCGAGGTGTGAGCCTGCAAGCACTTGTACACCTTGCCATCGTGTCGTCTGCGGTCACCTACCGCATACTTGGTATCAGTTTCCCATGGCAGGAACAACATGGGGTTCTTTGCTGCATCAGCGTCCGCCATGGTGCCGGTCACGCTGTCAATGCTCGTCCGGATTTCCTGTGCCTGCTCTAAAATGTCATTCCGCATTGGCTGTTTCCTCCTTTTCTTCGGTTTCTACGCCAAGGGTTTGAAGAGCTGCTTTCAGCTGTTCCAGCTCTGCATCCTGCTTTGCTTTTACTTCTTTGGCTTTTTCGGTATAATAACCCATTTAGCTCACCCCCATAATGTTTAATGCTTCCTGCATATCGGATGCCATAGAACCACCATCGAAATTTTCTACCTCTGCGTTTTCAAAAATGGTATCTTCGGGTACTTTTCCGACAACATACTCCGCTTCCTCTGCCAAGCAAGGAACATAGCATCCATTTGGAGCCTTCTTCACATATACCAAGGTGTCGGAATAGTATTCCTTGCCTTCTGCTTTGATTTTATACATTGTCACACCTCCAGTATCATGGTTTTTATTCTGTTCAGCTCCTCAATCGAAGCATTGAAAAAATCAAAGTTCCATAACCAATAGTCATCGTGTTCGGGGCGTTTGTATTTCGTCAATGATAAATCTCCCCAAATCCTATCCCATCTGTCTTGGTATTTTCCGTCTTTGCGGTTATTCAACAGTTTGATTATTTCTGCTGTCAGTTTCCCTCGCTCCAAGCCTTTGCCATCATCATTCCTTGCGAAATAGTCATAGGCGTTTTGGCTTTTTATATAACAAATGGTGTTTCCACAGTAGCTGATTATATTGTTGGCTTCCTCGAGTTTTGTGCCGTATGGAATGTTTACTTCACCACACAAAGCCTTTTGCTTAAAGCGATTAAAACAAATGTAGTCCATATGTTATACCTTGAAAGCGGGGGACACGCCAAAAGTAGCGTAGGCGTTGGCGCCGGTGGCACTGCCGTCGGTGCGGACATAACAGAAACTGGCGGAGTAGCCGGAATTGGGAGAACGCTCCCACCAATAGGCAGCAGAACTTGTTGCGTTATGTCTGTACTTTACTTTACTATTGCCAGCAGCGTAGTAGGCGTATTGTTTGAGGTAGTTTGCCTCTCTATTGTTAGCATAACTGCGTGTTCCAAATATCTCATATTCTGCCAGCAAGAACACATCGTCCTGCGTGGCTGTGAGCTCTGGAAGCGTTTGCGGTTGTCCACCTGCATTGTCAGTGTAAATAGTGCTGGTTTTAATAACAGCTTGAAGGTCTGCTGTGAAAGCCGCCTTAATAAGTGGCATAATGTTTTTTCGCATAAGACTTGCTTGCCAGCCGCCGCTGTTAGTGCTTGTGTTGTTCATATTGAACCATGTGCCACTTGTTTTGTTGTTATTATAACCGCTATCTGTTAAGCAAACTGGCGTACCATTCTTTGTAGCCTTAAAGCCTTGAAAGGCTATGCCGTTGCCCTCACGCTCTGCGTTGTGGTTAAAGCCGATGATGAATACCCAAGCGGCGTAGTTTGTAAGAGTAAGACCATCGGAAACCTTTCCGTTCATGGTCACTTCTTTGCAGTCACCAACAGACCAGAAGTTTGCTCCCATATTTGCATCAGACACCTGCTTGATGGCTGCCCAGCTTGTGTCATTCAGCTCCTGCGCCACCAGAGGAATATCCAATGTAGCGGGGACACTTATCTGTTGTGGCACAGAAACCATCAAGCCCTTTACTGCGGATACCGTCCACTTGCCATCCTGCGGGATTTTCAAACGAATTTTGCCGTCGGCCGACACGCCAGTAACTGTTTGCGATCCGAGCGTAGCGGTGACGGTAGAACCGGTGTCTACATTGCAGACAAGCTCAAGCCCTCCGCCCCCCACAACAATTGGATTACCGTAAATTACGCTCATGCTGTTACCTCCGTAATCGTAACCTGTACGGTCATGTCTGCGTTCGGCTTATCGCCAATGCATTTGGCCGTAATCGTTCCGTTGTTGTTCGCTACATAGATAGCGCCGGTTCCGCTATCAACCATGGTGTTGTAGGCGGCGGTGTCGATCTGGATATCCACCTTGCTATTGGCAGTAGTCCCAAGGCCGGTTACCGTCTGGCTGTAGGGACTTTCGGAGCCGAGCCAAGATGCCGCAGGAAGCGAAAGCTGCTTAATAACAACCGCCCGGTTTATCTTGTACTCCATCTTTCCGATGGCCTGCGTTACCGTGTCTGTTGCGGTTACATTCTGCCGGGAGGTTGCCTGCTTGTAGCCGGGGATTTTGATTTGGCTGCCGGTGTAATCGCCGGTTTGCGGTGTCACCGCTCCGGTGCGGCCGTTAAAGCTCGCAACAGTACCGGGGCTGATGGTGTGCGCTACATACTGCAAATCGGAGATCATTGTGGGCTGGGCTGTGTAAGTGGCTATCGGCAGCTGGTACACAGTACCGCTTGCATTGATATCCTCCTGCACCATCGCCGGAAGCGGGTCTTGCGCCTGTGTCACAAAAGAAATCGGTGCTTCGGTGTTTGCCATGTCAATTTGGATAAGCAATCGACCGGGGACGGAGCCGCTGGTCGGGAGCGTAGCATTGATGGTCTGCGCTTCTACCACAAAGTTTCGGCCGAGGATAATTCCGCGGCCATCCGAAACATTGATGATGTTTCCGCCCTGTGTTGTTACCTCCACGCCGGTAAATATACCGCTATCGTTGATGATGTGATTATACAGGTAAGCATCATCGGTAGGGGTAACAATAGATGCGTTATATTGGAGTAGCGTTATCATGCGTTTGCCCTCCTTTCAAGGATTAGGATTTTGGTTAAATCGGCGCGGACAACGCCAAAGGTCATTTTTGTAACATCCTGCGACCTTGCATAGCCGGTAAGGATGGATTTGTAACTGCTGTCGCCATCAATGACCAAAACCTCTGTGCCGATGGCCATCGAGGTATCAAGTACGCCACAGTCGTTGCGGGCCGTCAGCTCGATCATGTTGTCATACTTTTGCGGGCTTAACGCTTCGTAAGCCTTTTTGTATGCAGCAGATTCAAAATTGTTATCCGTTTCCAAAAACTGCGCTGCAAAGAACACGGGTGTAATTCTATCCGTGTTGTTTGTATCGACCTTGCCGTTAGGATGCAGATAGTAGGTTATGTGTTGCGATTCATCGGACTTGTTGTAGATGGTCACCTTGTTCAGCTGGCCGGTACTGTCACCGATGATGATGTTTTTATCCACGATGGCCTGTAGATTTGTTTCGATTACCGCCGTTTCGCTAACCTTACCAACCTTAACGGATATCGTCTTTTTCTGCGGGTCAAATCTCATGTTGACAGCCACGCCGTAAGCCGTCAGCGATTTCGTGATGATTTCGTAAAAGCTGTGGATGTTGTCCTTTAGGTTGAGCGCCCCGGCCGTTTCGGAGGTCGTTTCCACCGTCATACCGGATATATTTTGCAAAGCATCTCCCGAAGAGACAAAGTTATCTCGGATGATCGAAGCAATAAAAGGCTCGATCTTTGCAGAGGTCGTGCGGTCGAAATATACCTCTGCGTCAAAAAGCGACATAAGAGGCTGCGCCGATATCGTTACGCCCGTTTTATCGGTTTCAACATCATCAACAATCCCCTGATAAGCTACATTCCCGTTTTGGTCTGTAACACTTATAAAGTCGCCCTTTTTTGCATCCAGCTTTACAGCCCGGAGAGTAGTTTTTTCTACGGTCAGGTAGTCAAACTGTATCTCCGGGCTTTCAATCGGAGCAAAACTTCGGAATGTGAAATCCCTTGCGAATACTTCGCACTTAAACAGAGTATGCAAGTTTCTCCACCTCCACATATGCTACGATATCTGACGTGCCGTCGTGCGAAAAGGTCAAAGTGCTTTCTCCCGGCGGAGCATAGATAAATCTTCCGGTCGAAAAGTCGCTGGACTGGTACAGGTTTTGGATGTATGTCCCGTCGAGCGCATACTCGGCGATCTCCATTGTTGCAGGGTCAGCATCAACAACGAGTTTGTGGCCGTCAGGGATTGTTGCGGTTACTTTTCCGACCGCTACACGGGTACCGGCCTTGATAAGCGCCCAAGCAGGATTGACGACCGGCCCGAAGATTTGCAGCTTGCACGGAGATGCCAAATCTCCGTTTCTTATCTTTGCAGTTCCTGTTGCTGTCTCTGCGTAATAATAAGGATAAGTATAGCTGTACCTTTTAATCCCTTGGTCTGGCGCTTGGCTTTGCGTTACCTTAACAGCTTCGTGCCAAGTCCCGAAGCAGAGGAATGTAATCGGTACTGCCAAATAGCCGGATTTCAGTTCAGACTTATCCGCAGACTGCACTTCGCACTTGATTTTGTACCATGTGTCCAGCGGGGAATACATCAGGTAAAGCGGGCCTTTTGTCACAAACGAAATAAACGCCTGATACCGTGCATAGTCGAAGAATATCATTTCGCCTGTCACGGCATACTGGTTAAGGAATTCATCCGATACCAGCCATGCGCTTCCGGCTTGTATGGTGGAGTAGGTTTTGCCGAAGCCTAATCCACCCGGCGCATTAAAGTACGCCGTTTTGTCCATCAAATCCCATTCGGCACCGACACTGTTCTGGAGCTTAAATTTTCTCATCAGTAAGCCCTCCCAAGCGCACGGTTGACCGCCTGTACCAAGTTCCTTGCGGCAGCTTCACCGGCTGCGTTATCGTAGCCGTTAAATGTGTTATTCATTTCGATGGTGATACCGCCACGGTCGTTTCCGTTCAGCGGCATGACATGGGCACGGCCACCGGCCATGGTAAGCAGCTCCGGCCCGGCTTCGCCGACGATGGCGCTGCCGGAGGACAAAACTCCGCCCTTGGCAAGATAAGCAATCTTTCCGATGGTCGGAATATTAAATCCGAGGGACTTACCGCCCAAAACAGGAACCCAGTCAGGGACATCAAAGTGGATCTTATTCAGACCGTTTATCATCCAGTTGATTGCGTCAATGACCATGTTGATTAGTGCAATGATGCCGTTAAGGGGCGCTTTTGCAATGTCAACAAGCGCCGTAAAGATTCCCTTAAAGATTTCCTGCACACCTTTCCATGCTCTTTCCCAATCTCCAGTAAAAACGCCACGAACAAAATCGATAATACCGTCAAAAACGGCCTTTATGGAATCCCAAATAGATTTTACTGTTGCGAAGAAGAAATTTAAGATTTCCCCCAATATTCCAAACGATTCCGACCAATCCGTCGTAAATACGCCCTGCAAGAAATCATCCACACGCTGGAGGATGGCCTGTATCTCGTCGCCCTTTGTTGCAATCAGCGCAACAAGTCCTACAATGGCGGAAATAATCAGAACTATCGGGTTGGCTATCAAAAAATTAACAGCTGTCGTTATGCCCGTTACAATTCCAGGGATTACAGTTCCCGTTATGAATGTGAACGCAGATGACACAGCGCTCATAACGGCTGGGATAGCTGTTTCTGTAATAAAACCTATTGCCGCCCCAATTCCGCTTGAAATTCCCTCTACAACGGTTGTAATAATCGGCCCCATTTTAGTTGCCGCTTCAATAATGGCGGGTATTACCGTGCCTGACAGCTTGCTCATCGCTCCGGCTATGCCTGATATGATTCCAGCAACAGGAGAGATTGCCGCAATAAGACCGCCGACAATAAGGATCGTCTTTTTGACCCCATCGTCGAGGTTTGAAAACCAATCGATTGCATTTTGAAGCCCTGCGACGATTTTATTGATAATCGGCAGCAGGATATCACCGATGGAAATCGCCAAGTTATTGAGCCCGTTTCGGAGTATTTTCATCTGGCTTTCGGTGGTTGCGTATCTTTTGCTTGCCTCGTTGGAGAGGGCAATATTTTCGTCCCATGCAGTATTTGCGGTTGTAACAGCATCGTCCAATACATTGGATGCAAGGGCTAACGCGCGAAGCATATTAGACTGGCGAATCCCGGAGAGCCCCAATTCATCCAATACGGAGATTGTGTCCTCTCCATTTTCGTTCATCTTCCCAAGCCCGCCGATGAAAGCACTGATTGCGTCTATCGGTTCATTGCCCCACATATCTGCGAATTCAGAAGCAGATACACCAGCGATCTTTGCGAATGTTTCAAGATCATCACCGCCAGCAGACACAGCCTTGCTTATTGCGGTCATTGTTTGGGTCATTGCCGTACCGCCTGCCTCTGCGTTGATGCCAACCGAGGACATTGCGGTAGACAATGCAAGGATATCCTGTTCGGACAACCCGGCAACTGTACCAGCAGACGCAAGGCGTGTAGCCATCTCAACAATATCGCGCTCTGTTGTGGCAAAGTTATTGCCAAGGTCAACGATGGTGCTGCCGAGTTTGGAGTATTCATCAGCGGTCGTTCCGGTAATGTTGGCAAATTTGGCAAGTGCAGAGGCAGCTTCATCAGCGGAAAGGTTTGTTGCTTCGCCCAAGTCGATCATGACGCGGGTAAAGTCAAGTACATCATCTGTGGCAATGCCCAGCTGCCCAGCTGCTTCTGCGACAGCCGCAATCTCCGTAGTGGATGCGGGAATTTCTTCTGCCATATCCAAAATGCCTTGGCGGAGCGCTGCCAGCTGTTCCGTAGTGCCATCTACTGTTTTCTCTACGCCAGCAAAAGCGCTTTCAAATTCTACAGCCGCTTTTGTGCCCGCCACGCCTACGCCAGCAACGGCCAAAGATGCAGGTGCAAACTTTTTGGCAATTCCACCGGCTTTGCTGGATATTTCTCCGGTCACTGCAGAGACTTGCGCCAGCGATGCATGGCTTCTCGATGCTTCAGCCTGCAGGTCTTTCAGCTTAAGCTCTGCGCTGGTCAGTTCCCGGACTAACTCACGGTATTGTTTTTGGTTGATCTCCGTGCCGTCCGCCATTTCCTGATCCGCTTTCTTTTTGGCGTTTCGGAGGCTTTCAACCTTGTTTTCTGTATTTTTGATTTGTTCCCCGAGCAATTGCTCCTTTTGTTTGAGCAGGTCAATATTGGTCGGGTCGAGTTTCAGCAGGCGATTGACTTTATTAAGCTCCGATTGTGTCCCACGGATTTCGCTGTTCAGCGAGCTGATCGCTTTCGACAATCCCTTTGTATCGCCGCCGATTTCAACAACGATGCCTTTAACATTTTCAGCCAATCTTACCACCTCCTGCGAAGAAATCACGCAAGCCGCCGGGTCTGCCCCTTATGGCATACTGTTCTGCGTCGTTGGCCTTTTCGATCATCAAATCATAGACCATTCCGCAGGTCATGTCCTCCAGCGCTTCATCGGATAACCCGAGTTCAGCGCAGCGGAGCATAAAGGTTGACCCGGTAGGCTCACGCACGGTTTGTTTTATTTTTTTTTTGGAACAGCGGTAGTCTTGTTGTTCAGGCTCCAAAGCTCCAAAATGGCAGGGAGCACTTTATAGATGGAAAACATCTCAAACTGCTCCAGCCACTCGTCAACATTGTCCGGGATGGACCCGTCATATTGCCGAGCCATGATAAAAGCGACATCCTCAAAGATTTCAAGATCGCTTACGGAAAAAGATCCGTCATCGGATGTCGCTGCTGTTTGTAGCTTTTGCAGGTCTCGGACAATGTCCCGACCCACCTTGTGGCGGTAGATGCGTGGGGTCAGCGCATTAGCGCACAACCCTACGCTTTTTCCGTCGATCTCGATTACTTTGTTCATTTCAGCCTCCAGTCGTCGGAGTGAATACGGCGGTGTACCAGCCGTTCACGGTCGCCTCCGGGGTCTCCGCCGTAGTGTAGGCAAGGGAGTTGCCGTTTGCCAGCGGGGAAGCGGTGATGCTGACGGTTTGCGTCTGCGGCTCTACGCTCTCGGTCGTGGTGTTCAGCTCACGGGTAGGCCGAGTGCAGGTGCAGTTGTAAAGAACAAACTTCGTCCCGTTCACATCGCCCTCCTCTTGGAACAGCAGTGCGAAAGACTTGGGCTGAATGTTTGCATTCTCGATCATCACCTTGCTGGTGGTGTCAAGAGTATACCCGAAAACATCCTTGAGGAATGCTTCGGGGAAAACGGCAACTTCGAGATCGCCGGTGTAGCCGCTGTTCGCCACGGCTACGAAATACTGAATGTTGTCCGCATAAAACGGTGTGGTATCGCCGGAAGGCTCCAAAGACAGGCTAACTGCGCCGGGGATGGCTACGGGAGTGCCATAGGTGTTATTTTCCCCGTCGAGGATAGCGTAATGGACATTCGAGATACCGAATTTAACTTTATCAGCCATTTTTACACCTCGATTTCATAAACTACTTGGTTACACTGCTGATCTTCAATGTAACTCTCGGACTTCTGCCAAAACAGAGAGGACAAGGCCTGTTCGACTTTGCCCTCTGCTGTTAGGTCTTTATCTTTTGTGTAAAGCTCAACCTGTATATGGTTGATGGGGTGATACACCACATTGTCAGCGCCAAAATTATTGGAGTAGGAGACGCGATAGAGGATATACGGTAACTTTTGCGGCTTATTGAAGTAACCGTAAGCTACGGGCATCCTCGTCTGTTTTAACAGGGAATTGACCTCTTGCAGTGTCATCCTTTCTTAATCACCACCTTTACACGGGTTAATAGTTTCTGCTCTGCCTTTTGCTCCGCTGGGCCGATGTGGGGGAATGGGCGGGCAGAGCCTTTTGCGGTTCCGCCTGGGCCTGCGTGACCATGTTCCAGCAAGTGCGTGAGCTGGTAATCCGTTTTGTTGAAAATTCGCATACGGATATCGCTGTAGCTCTCATATGCGACCTTGTCACGCCAACCGGCCTTATAATCGCCGGTCTGTACCGGGCTGCCTGTCACAATGTCTTGGCGGCATTCCTTTGCCACCTGCCGAACCTCTTTTTTTACGCCATCCGTAACGGCCTGGTCATAGTTTTTCAGTTCGGACAGGATTGCCGTTGCCAACTCATCCGGTCTAACCGTTTTCGACATCGTTGCCCACCTTTTCCTCTAGGTACAGCTCTATTTCATCGCTGCCTGTTGCAAAATAGGTGCGATAAATGGAATAGCGTGTGCCGCGCCACTCGGCTAATTTCTGCCCAGCATAGTTGGCGATAGGAGTAACCGCCACAAGGGACGGCTGCAAGCCGTTTTGACCGGCGGAATAGAACTCCGCCCGTGTAGCGGACTGCAGCCGCGCCCAGACCTGTGTTGTGGTTTCTGTGGCAATCTGTACCCCGATATCGTTCTGCTCAAAGGTTTGGGAGATTAATGTAATGAGATCATCCAAATCAATCACCCACCTTTTGCTCAAACAGCCGGTTGTTGAGTGCCCACCGGAGCATCCGGGGCATTGCTACGACCTTTTCCCGGCGTTGCCGGTAAAGGTAGGCAGCGTACATCTCCACCAGCATAGCATCACCGGTGCTGGTGGAAAGTACGATTCCCTCGGTAGCGATATACTCCTTGGCAGACGCGATCAACGCCGACAGGTAATCGTCAAGCGCTGTTGTGGAAAGTTGCAAATCAACCTTCAAGATCACGAGGATATCAGCGTCTGTCATGCTTTAACCCCCTTTTAGGAAGCCTTGGTTACATTGACTGTGTAAACAACGGTCTCGTTGCCATTCTTGACAGTAACGGTCAGAGGATGGGCAGCGCCATCAGCCAGCCAGGTAACAGAGCCGCCGTTCTTCACATTGGCGTTGTTGTAGGCGATAGCAACCTGTGCGCCTGCGACCTCGGTGGTGGCGTTTACGGCAGCAGTCGCAGCGGAAGCGGTAGCGGTGTAGCTCAGAACATCGCCGTCAAATGCGGGACTGAGAGACAGGCTGCCGACAGTCAGAGCGGACAGCTTGGCGTTGTTGGCGGTATCAGCCGCAAAGGTCATGGAGGTGGTTACGGAAGCGCCGTTAATGTTAATCGCCACAAAAGCGCCGGGGATAACGGGCATACCGTCAGCACGCTCTTTGCCGCGGAATACGGTGTTGTCCTGAATGAACTGAACCTCGCGGGATGCTTCGATGGTCATGCCGGAGCGCTGCGCCCACAGGTACAGGTCGCCATAGCCGCCAACGATGTCGCCATCGGGGATAAATTCGAGGATTTCCACATCACCGCCGATGATGGGCATGGTCATACCGTCAAAGGTGACATACCGGCCCAAAGCGGTAGCAAGGATTGCCTTGGACTGCAGAGTAGCCAGGGTCTTGCTATTCATAGCCCAGAAGCGCTCGCCGCGGGAATAGCGGGTGAAGGTGTTACCAGCAGCAACAGCCAGCGCAGCCCAGAAAGCCTCGCCGGTGGAAGCGGTGGGAATGGTGATGATGTTGGAGGTGTGCAGGTCAACCCAAGCAGGAGCATTGGCCGGGTAATCGCTGGGTTTGCTCTCCTGCGCCAGACGCGTCACAATACCGAGAGGCATCTTCTGACCAGCGCCCTTGCCGTACAGGATGGCCTTATCCTTGGCAAGGCCGATAGCCTCGGACAGCATCTCGACGATCCAGGAGGCGAGGTTTACATCGTTATCCTCCAGCAGGGAATTACAAACAGGAACATAACCGGCAACCTTGAAGCCGTCAAGAGTGATCTGGTTAAAGCTGAAGGTCAGCTCATTGATGGCGCCGCACATTTCAGTCCAAACGGCCTCGGGGACAGTACCGGCAATGGTCTGACGGGCTTCGCCATTGACATTGCGGATGCGGACCCGACGCATCAGTTTGGAGTAGCGATACATATTCTCGGCAATGAGGTCGAGGAATACAACAGGGATGGTCAGCTCACCACCGGTGATATCTCTCTTGCTGCGGGCAGCGTTACGAAGCTCCGCAAAGAAGGTCTGCACATCGGGCTGGGCTACGATAGCGTCACGCTGGTCTTTGGGAAGAGCGTCAAAGGCGCGCACATTCATGGGGAGGGAGCGAATGTTGATGGTATTCATGGTAAAATCATTCCTTTCGTCTTTCTTTTCTGCTTTGGGTTCAGCCTTGGGAGGATCTTTTTCGGCATTTTCCAAATCTTCCTCAAGGTCCTTGATTTCTGCGGACAGTTTTTCTTTTTCAGCGTTGTGGGCATCCTGTTCCTCGGTAAATTTGTTCATGGCGTCCTCAACAGCCTGCTGCTCCTCATCGGTGGTAGCTTCGCCGATTGCTTTTTCGATTTCAGCGGAGCGTGTTGCAAATTCTGCGTCTTTAGCTACCAGTGCCTCAAAAGCTGCTCTTTTCAGTTCCAGCTTTTTGGCAATCATAATGGATTTCAGTGCCATGTCAGCACTCCTTTCTTAGCTTTTTGAGGGCTTCGGCCCTCCATTGGTCGAGCTTGCGCTCGTTGATCTTTTCAAGGTCTTTTTTCCGAGCCTCTACCATGGTGTCCTCGTAGGCCGGGAAGGTAACGACCGATACCTCATACAGTTTGACTTTGCGAATAGTCCACACGGTTGTGCCATCTGGCCGGATTTCGGTTTCCTCGTCAAGGATGTCAAAGCCGAAAGAACATTGGGAAACATCCCCACGCTTTACGCGCTCATAGGCGTTCATGGCATCCTGATCCGCTTGATTAATGAGGATGGACCCCCAAAGGCCCAAATCGTCAACGCGGAGGGTCAGTGTACCAGCTGTTGTTCTGCCAAGCACGATTGTGGTATCATGGTTAACCAGCGCCCGAATATCATCACCGAGGGTACCATCAAAGGCTCCTCGGTCAATGCGCTCGATGGCTTTATCCCACATCCGGTATTCGCCGGTAAAGGTGGCGAAATAGCCCTCAATGTAGAGGTTTCCATCAGCAGCGCGGGTTTTGAAGTCGCCACTGCGGCTGATTGCCTGTCTTGCTCCTACCATTTACTCACCTCCTCCGTTTAGTTTTTTCTGATCGCCAAGGCGGTCCGCGGGAATGTAGTTTTCAAGGGCCAAAAGCTCATCCATTCCCTCGTGCGGAGTAAGCCCCACCCAACTGCGCCACTCGTTCCGTGTCATTGCCATGCGGTCAACCATTTCCGCGCCAGCTTTGATGGTTTCCTCCAAGGAATAGTTGTAGAGGGAGCGGACATTGAAGCGGAAAAAGTAATCCGGAGATACGAGCAGCTTTCGGCTAAACTCCTGCTCCAAAATCTGTGCAATCGGCATGATACGGGAAGAAATAAAGTTGTTCCATTCGTCTCGCTTGAACTCGCCAACGCCCAAAACAAAAGGCGGCACGCCAAGAATGGTTGCCACCGTCGTTTTATCCAGTTTTACGAAGTCTGCCAGCGCAAGATCAGATAGAGTAAGGGGCCTTACCTGTTCCACCGAGAATTGCTCGGCAGGAATCAGCCAAGGTTCCCCGGCTTTATTGCTTGCAACAAAATCGCCAAGGAGCTTTGCACGCCCCTCCGGGTCAGAAAACTCGTCCGTCAGCGAATCCACCTTCACGATAAGAGAAGGTTTCCATTCACTGGCCATGAAACCATTTTCTGTTTTCGCCGCTTGCTTGAGGTTATTTGCCACATCAGCCAGCGCAATGCTGTACCCAGTGCCTTGCCATGGGTAGTAATTGCTCGGATTTATGGCAAAATGCAGCACATCATTCGGGTCATAGGGTTTCCCAGATATTTCGATGCTATAATACCGTTCCCCATTCGGTACAAATGCTACAAACGCCGCCGGAATCGGGTCAAGCCGCCGGAGCAGCCCCTTCCGGGTCTTTGGGAGCACCACAGCGTTCCCCCGGCCATCCAGCAGCATTGTTTTGATGACCCACTGGATAAAGTTTGACCGACCCATGTAGCTGTTCGGCTCGATATCAACCACACGAGACAGCCCATTTTTAACCCGGATATCTCCACTATCGGTGTTTTGCATCAGATAGATTGTCATACTTCCAATTAAAGACGCAATCCTATCAACAGCGGCACAGATTTCCGGGTTGTGAGCAAGGTCTGTATAGCCGGAACAGGTTAGGTCTTTCCAGCCGGTTCCATCACACAGGCATACAGCGCTCCGCGTTTGGGGCTTATCCCGAGAGCGGAAGCGCTCAAAAAAATTTGCTATGCTCATTTATCACCCCACCATTTCTTTCCTGCTTTAGATTTATCCAAAGCCTCCAAGTACCGCACCGTGGCGAATACGGAGGCATCGAACACATCAATTCGGTTTGTCGGTCTTACCTTGTCGTACTGGATCATGTCGTCTGTCTTTTCGACGGCCGAGACATTCCCAACACAATACTCATATGCTTCGGAATGCATATAGTACAGCGTCCCATTTTTGGCGCTCTGCTCGATATGCCGGAAACCTTCTGATTTCCTGTAAAAATACTGCGGTTGGTCGATAATGTTAAACCCAGCCGATTTCATGCCAATGAAATACTCTCGGCAGAATTTACGGTCATGCCCCACCTGTCGTATTCGGAAACCGCGCTTTCGCATTGTAACAAACCAGTTGACAACATCGGCGTGGTTTACGGTTGGACTGTTGCACATGGTCAAAAGTCCATCATCGGCCCAGCCGAAAAGCGGTATACCATCCTCGTCGGCCTTAACATGAGCCTGCACCACAGGGAACCAAGCGTGACTGATGATGATATCCACGCCTTTGTAATTTCCAAAAAGCGCAGCCGCTGTTAGGTCGTGCATTTTTGAGAGGTCTGCACCACCGTACCAGTCTATTGGGAGCTTGGAAAGCTCGTCCAGCGTCCAGTTGTATTTTTCATCGCTTCGCCGGAATTCGTCGAGGTTGAAATAGGACTTGATAGCCCCGGTATAGACATTGAGAGACTTTGCGAAGAAATCTTTCCGCTGCTGCGGGTCATTCTGCGCCTGCAAGCTATCGTTTAGAATTTCCTCCGGCCGGATGGAAACGCCATAGGCCGGATTGGCCATCTCATGTACCAGGGGATTGGTATAGTCGATATTTCCCTCCTCATCCGGATTGGCGCAGCACATAAAGATAAAATATTGTTCGTCCTTGATGGTGCCATCCAGCACCTTTCTGCAGTATTGCAGCCGCTGCCCAAGGAAGCCCTGTTCGTTATCGCCAGCCGTGGAAATACCTATCAGCAGCTTGTTGGTGTAGGCTTTCATGGCTTCCTTAAAAAGGTTGTACTGCTTAGGCTTGGTAAAAGCGTGGATTTCATCGCAGATCGCAATATTGCAGTTAAGAGAATCCTGCGCATCCGGGTTTGCAGCCAGAGCGCGGATAAAAAACGAGCCGTCTGGAAGCTCTGCCTCCATTGAGTGCTCGTTGTTGTTGTCAATGATCTTTACGCCGCCGCCATGCTTCTCATCCTCGCCCATAAGCCGGATGTTATAATCCAGAAAATTAAAGCTTTCAAGGGACTGCATCAGAGCCGCGGCCGATATGTAGGTTTTGGAACCGCTGCGCCGGTACCACAGGGACAGCGCCCATGCGAGGGAAGCGGCAAAACTGGTTTTGATGTTCTTTCGAGGGATAAAAATAAGGGCTTCATGAAACCGCACCACATCGGTGCCTTTCAACTTAAACCCAAGAAGATTGTATATGATGAATTTGTGAAACGGCTCCAGCAGGAACGGCTTTCCCCGGAGCGGTGTGCCGTCCAGCTTTTCCCCCTGCTGGTGGCAGAGGGTCTTTTCGATGATTTGAATACAGAACTCCGGCCCTTTCGGCGCGAAATCGTACTCGTCATTATCGAGGTCAGCAAAGAAACGGTCAACAGCCTGCCGCAATTCCTTGCAAGCTACCTTTCTCCCGTCTCTGATGCTTTCGGCATACTCAAGGACTACGGGCCAGTTCTTACCCTTAATCTGTCTCAAGGCTGGCAAGAGCAGCGGCAAGGCCGCCCTTTTCCTCCTTTTCCTTCACTCCGCCGGTCATTTTGCGGAAACTCGATGGAGTAAGCCCCAATTCGCGCCAGTATGCCAGTGCGCTCTTGTTGAGGTCGTCCCACAGAATCAACAGAGGGTTTTTTACCATATTTGTGGCGTTCCCTTTGTTGGTATATTCGATGACGGACTTACCGCCGGACTTTTTGAACTCGGCCTTGGTCTTATCCCGCTGTTCCAGTATCTCTGCAAGCGTTTCTACCGCAGATTGATAAGATGGGTCGGCCGTGCCGAGTTTTTCCATCTGTTTTTCGATAGTTTCAACCCATTTTTCCTTTGTCATGGCTTCCCCTTTCTCAAAAATATACCGTAGAGTTGGAAAAAGTTCCCCCCGCCGGTCCCCATAGACAGGCGGAAGGCGCAACGGATAGGGGGGGGGGTATCAGTAACGGCCCCTTGCTGCTGTTGCTTTTTCCGGGTGCTGCTTGTTATGGCAGCCCTCACACAGGCTTACTAAATTTTTATCTTCGTAAGCCAGCTCCGGGTACTCATCTGCGTGTTTGATATGATGCACCGTTGTAGCCTGTACCGCCTTTCCGTACCTCTTGCAGTGCTGGCACATATATCCGTCACGCCTTAATATCTGTTGGCGCTTCCTCCGCCACCTGGGAGAATTATAATCAAATACAATGTTCATTACCCGCCCTACCCCTCCCGGTGTCTACTATGCCGGGCTACCAATTATTGTTACCAAACAGTGGTTATCCGCTTAGTGCCTGTCTTGTTCCCGCACAGCAGGAGCGTCTGCGGCTGCTCATGGTCGCTCTCGCTGCTGGGCAATAGCATCTTCCGGGCTGCGTAGCCTCCGTACTGCTGCCATGCGGTACAGCTAACCACTACCAGCTGCTTGGTACGGATAACATTGTTGTTACTGTCCACCACGATCTTTTTAGGCTTACTGATGGTGCCTTTGTGGGTGTGGCCAACAATCAGAGCGTCAATGCCCTCTATGGTGTAGCCGAAGCGCTCATTGCGGTTGACCGTGGCACCGGTGTAAATGCCGCCGCCGGAGCCATGGGTAACAGCCATCGTATAGCTGGTGATAGGGATATCTCTTGTTACCCTGCGCCCAATCTCCAGTTTGAGGAATGCTATATCCTCGGCGTAGTAGTCCTCCATGTCCAGCTTGCACATGATATCGCCCATAATGTCTTGGTCGGTGTCCCTGGCTGTCCTTGCTTCGTGGTTACCGGATACCGCGCAGAGTATCTTATCCTTGATGGGCGTTAGCATTTCCACCATCATCTTTTTCTGCTCCCGCGGGCGGATATAATCCTCAAAGGGGCTTCCCACCGCGTTCCGGGTATTGTTGTTGATGAGATCGCCGCCAAGGATGAGATAAGCGTCCTCCCGCTCTACCCGGCGGCAGAATGCTTGCCAGCCCTCTTTATCATGTAGGATGCTGCCCAAATGCACATCAGATACCGGATATACCTTGATGGTGTCGCTCTGCGGGATTTTGCGGACTATTAAATCCATAGGTATCCCCTCCTTTATGGCATAAAGAAAGAGAGCGCCTTTCGGTACTCTCTGACTGCTTTTTGGTAAGGCAGACTATTGCGAACTTGCGGTCTGCCAGCGCGGCACCTTTTTTACGAAGGTCATGTATCTTCGGCCGATGGGATAACGGGGCATCGGCGACACCGTAAAAAGGAGGTAAAACATGAAGGTGGAGCACCCGATAGGGCTTGAACCTATAACCCGCTGCTTACAAGGCAGCCGCTCTACCATTGAGCTACGGGAGCAGATTGCCGGGATTAGGGGCCCGGCTCCCCACCAGGAGGAATGTCAAGGGAAGTCTGTGTTTTACCACGATATTAGTATACACTATGTTAGGCGTTATTTTGTCCCGAATTTGTCCCAAGTTTTACAGCTCGGTCACACCGTATCGGCAAATAGCGTATCTCTTGATGGCCTCGTCCATCCTGCGGTACAGCTCCGACCTGCTGATGTGCAGCTCGTCACATAATCTATCGATGGCATTGTACTCACGCCGCATGACGGCCACCTCAAGTATCCTGCGCTGCTGGTCGGTCAGGATAGACAGGCCACGGTCCATCTGCCGCACTTGCCACTTAACCAGCTCATGGTTGACGGTTAGGTTGTCCCTATTGCAGATGGCGTTTATGATGCGTTCCTCGGCAGTCGAGCTGCCGCCCTGTACAGGTGTGGCGTCCATTTTGGGCGACCTGATGCCCTCCATTCTGGCCGTCAACATATCGATCTCGTCCTGCAGGCTGTCGATGGCCATGAGCTTTTCGTAATACCTGCCAAGCTCCCACTTGCAGGTCTTTTTGTAGTCTATCATGTGACTCCTCCTTTCTTTCGCCGTAGGAGCAGAAATCGTCCTCGTGCATCTGCGCACAAAGTATATTCGGCTGCCCCGGTGTGCCATCTCTGTACTTGCAGTCTTTGCATCTGACCACCGGCACTGCATCAACAGTAGGAGCGTGTCGAATTTCGTCCAGTGCAAGGAGGTCTTCATCGGACACTCCAAACTGGTTTTCCAGCGCGTCAGCGTCAATCAACCGCATCGTTGTCACCTCCAGTTTTCTGCACATAAGCGATACAGTTTTCCGGCTCGTTACCGCAAAAGCAAGGAGCATACACGCAACTATCACAGATGTTAAACATTTCCGTTAGTTGCATCATCGTCACCTCCGTCCATCTTCGCCCCGCAGTTGGGGCAATAATTCTTGAAATTGTCCACGCCAAGGCTATTCTTTTTGTTCATTTCGGCTTCACATTGTGCGCAAATGAAAAAATCGTCATCGCGCACCCACCGCCCATGCACCACCGGGGCGACATCAGCGGTCTGGAAACAATCTACCTCATCGAGCATATCGTCAACCCAACAGGCACGACACCAGCATCCGTTGTGGTCTTTTCCCTCCGCCTTACACGGCTTACAATAACGCTCCTCGACGCTTTTCTTAAACGCTTCCCTGTCTATGTATTCAGCCATCGTTTTCTCCTCCTTCCGGCAGCACCACCAGCCGACCGTCCTTGTCTGCCTCTGCCAGCTCCCGCAGGCGGTCGATGCCGCCACACTCTCCGACGATAGTGCAAAGGTCGCTCCAGTCTTTAACCCGCGCAGACACTTCTTCCGGCGTCCGCCCCGTGTCCTCGTAGGCGGCGAGCGCGCTGTAGAGCTGCCGAATGATTTGCCGCAGTGCAGCCTTCGATACGCTGTTCAGCACCGGACCGTTCAGAACCAGGTCGAGCAGCTTCGGCTTCATGCATTCAAGGACGGAGCGCGGGCCGAGATACCGGTCCATGCTCTCGTCCACTCTGACCTCTTCATTCGTTAGTCGTTCCATCATTCTACCTCCTGTCCCAGTTTAACTTCTCTACCGTTTTTGGTAGACGCCATATCGCACAGGTACTTAATATCCTGTTCATCAAGCCCTAATATATCAAGCTCCCCATCGCTGTTAATGCCTTCCTTTAACAACACGATATCCCCTAAAATCGGGTTCCCATGATAGTTCGTCCCGTAAAGGAAACTGCCGAACATGTTCATCGGTAGGTTAAGAAGCACCCCTTCTTCGTTGACTATCATGCAGTACGGGCGCTCCAAGCACACAGGGCGGACGACCTCAATCCACCCTCCAACAGCCTCACCGATGCTCTTGTGTGCAGGCTTGGAAAACTCCTGCACCCGCATCTCGTCCTTTGTTGTGATTACAATTCCTTTCATTGCTCTACCTCCTAACATCCAGTCCCAACGCCATAATCGGGATTATTGGCAATCTTTGCAATTTCGTCTGCGGTCAGCGTATGATTGCTTGCAGTATATGTAACGGGCCCTTTGCACCTGTTCTGACACGCCAAGCACTCACAACGGTTACAGTTACTTGTTGTATTCTGACGGAATGGGCAGCGATAATTAAAGCAGTCCATCACTCTACCTCCTGCATCCAGAACTCGCGACGACAATCTATGCACATCTTTGCTGGATCCTTACACTCTCCGTCACTATCTCTGTGAGCAGCAGAAATAACCATCGGACAAATCTGGAGTGCCCCGAACGCATCAATGATTGTCTCCGGATATTGCTCCAGAAACACGCTCTGCCGCGTCTTGCGGGGATGCGCAGCAGACCATTTCTCGACGACCTTAACCGCGATTACCGGGTCATAGTCGTCCTCCAGCCCAATGCCGGGCGTTGCCGCGCCGCTCTCGTACATCCTGTTTCGCTCTTGTAAAACTTCACAGCGTCCATTCAGCACCTCCAAAATTCTCAAGATAATATTGCTTGCAGTCCTGCCAACCATTGTAATAGGCTGCCTGCTCCCGGCGTTCCTGCTCCTCTGCGGTGATCTCCGCCTGGGCAACTTCATCCAAATGGTTCCGCCTTTCGGCCGAAATAGCCGATAGCACCATTATGCAGAAAGCAGCTAAGATTATCGCAACTGCCGCTGCCGTCCAGTTCCTCATAGCGAATCCCTCCTAAATCCGAAGAATGTCTTTATTTGCGGCAGGGTCTCCAGCCTGTGGCCATCTACCGTTACTAAGGCGGCATAGCCCTGACCTATCCAGCCACGGTGCCAAATCCCCCGGGCTTCGTAGTAGTCAACGCTCTCCCGTCGCTCTGTGGTTTTGCCGCAAACCCTTATCTCGATGTCGATTTTCCCATCCCGGCGCTTTATCCAATTCTTAGGGCGCTTATACTTACCGGATGCCGCCGCATCCTTGTAGCATTGCTTGGAGCAGTACTTTTGTCCCGGCTGGCCGAAATAGTCCTTCCCGCAGTATTCGCATTTCTTCGGCTCAGCTTTTTTCATACTGCTTTTGCGGGCCCGAATGCTGTCCATGGCCTTTTGGCAGTCTTTGCAATACAACTGCCGTGGGCTGGTGCTGCCTATCGGCCCTCCGCATCTCTTACATGGCCGGTTTGAGTCTCTCTTGATTCCATAGCGAGACAATATTTTGGCCACAGAGCCGTAATCAAGATCGAGAATTAAGGAAATCTCCCTGTTGGTCTTGCCCTCCCGCACCAGCTTCTCCAGGAACTCCGGGTCGTTTGAATTAGAACAGCCGATTTTGGCGTTAGGAGACGCTTTATCGTATGACATCATAACTCACCACCTTTTTCTGCTCGGCCATCTCTGCGCGCATTTTTATGGCTTTGGTGATAGCGTTCCAGCGCTTGATAAATTCCTCGGCACTTTGTCCCTCAAAAAGCGGCTTCTCCCGCTCTACATCCTTCTGCCCCATCAGGGTACCTCCTTTGATAGTCCTTCTTCGCAAATATCCACTATGTGCTGGCACAGTGCTGCCGGAATAACGCTTCTTTCCTTGCTACCCTTTAGCCCCTGTGTGCCAGTTTTGCTGCCCCTTGGTGCCTTTTCATGACAGGGATCCCCATTCTTGCACATCGGTTTGAACTTGGGATCAGGATGGTTTGTCCAGATGTCAGTAGGCTTCATCCTGGTGTCACCATACTGGCAATATGTCACCGTGTACCTGTGCAGTCCTTGCATCCATGACATCTTCCGCATCCCGCCCCTTGGATTTTCGATGAACCAAAACCTTGGCTTAAGGTCCTTGATCAGTTGTAATACATGCTGATCTACCATATCGCAAAATTTTGCATAGTCACTGACAGGGTCAAGGTTTCCTGTTACAGGATTTTTTCTCCGGTGATGGCTTATAGCGGCAATGCTGAATGTGGAACAGTCCGGACTTGCCCAAATCACATCTGGGCGTCCAAAACGATTCAGAATTTCATCCGTCGTGACTGTTAAGATATCTGCATAAAGATCGATGTTTTCAAAATTCTTATCCCATTCCACAGAAAACACTTGATGCCCTCTGTTTTCAAACGCTTTCCCTATACTCCGCGTTCCGGCAAACAATTCAAGTACTTTCATCCGTTACCTCCTCTATTTCAATTTCTGTTCTCGGATTTTTTGGGTCATATGCCCCACGCAGCCGCAGCTCGACATGGTCAAAGCTGTCGTCTGCGATAACGCCCCGGTGTACCAGCCCGTCCATCAGCATCTTGCCGTTGTAGTTATCCGGGTCATGTCGGTGCCGGGTGGGGAAGTAGTAAGTGATGGTCACCACCGCCTTGCCCATTGGTTTGCACTTGGGGCAGTATGCCACAAACAGCTGAAGCCAGCGCTGCTTTTCCGCTCGGTAGTCCCAGGCGTTCGCCCGCCCGGCGTACTTGTTCAGCGACGGGGGGATTTCGGGGATTATGATTTTCACGCATTCTCCTCCATCATCCGCTCCGCCAGCGCTATGTCATAGCTGGGCAGCTGCTTTACCTCTGCCATCCCTGCCAGCTTCGCCCGGATATCCGCAGGCAGGGTTTGCATTTTGCGCTCGCTCTCCTGCCTTGCCCGGTAGCTGCGCATAAAGTTGGACTGCACCACGCTCTGCACTGTCCCGGTGTCCATGCTGGCCCATTCCCGCAGCTGGGATGGGTGTCCTACCAACCGTTGTAGGTTCTCCGGCAGGGCTGCAAACTCTTTCTCGCTGTTGTAGCCGCTGTTCCGCAGGGCCTTTGCAATCAGCGCCCATGCTTCCCCCTCGGAGAGTTCCGCCGGTCTGCTGATCTCACCAATAGCGGCTATGATAGCCCCGATGTGCGGGGGAAACCCCTTGCGGTCGCTGGCAATGTGGGACTTAACCGCCGCTGCCACAAGGTCAGCCGGGTAGTCTGCCAGCATCTCCGACCACAGATTTACCACCGCTTCGGCATCCTGCCGCTTCATGTCTCGGTAGTACGCAGGGTAAGCGGCCTTTAGGATGGACATAACAGCCAGTGTTTCAGTGCGGTTCATGTTGTCCCTCCTCCTGCAGCATCTGCAAAAATACATTGTCGGTTTCCACCTGCGGAAGCTCGTCCTCCCACCTGCGCTGGTTCAGCCATGTCGCAGGATTTGGGATGTACTGGCCGTTGTTCTCCGTCCATTGTCGGCTTCGCTTCTGTGCAGATATGGCATCCATCATGCGGTCAAAGGTCTGCTTATCTGGCTTGATGCGCTCAAAAGCCTTTTCCGCTGCGCCTTTGCCGACTTTCTTGGGATATTGCGCCCAAAATTCGGCAAACCGGCCCCCTTGGGGGGCATGGGGGGTACTTGTATTCGGATTCGGATTAGTATTCGGATTCGGATTGGATTCAGGCCGCAGATCGCCGCAATCCGCAGCAACTTGCGGCAACTCGCCGCAGATTTCCGCAGACGGTGTAAAGCCGCTGTTTTTAGGCGGGTCGGGATATTTGGGTTTGCATTCTCGTATCCTTTGATGTTCGGCCCAAGTCGGGAACCAAAAGTAAGGCTTCCCGTCCACCTCGTAGAGGGAAACGCAGCCTTTGGCCGCCAAACCGTGGAGCGCATCGTTGATATCTTTTGCAGTAACCCGTTCCCGAAGCGGGAATGCATTGCCTTTGATGATTGCAGGCCGGGCATCTCCTCGTCCTGCATCGTCTACCGAAACAATAAGACTTACCCAAAGCCGAAACTCGAAATCCGTTAAGGATGCTATCTTGTCGCTTGTGCGGAAGCTATCCTTTATCAATCTATTCGGCATTCCTCCTCACCTCCCGTCAGAATGGGAGGTCGTTAGTGTCGCCCTCGACTTCTTCAAATCCGCCCTGCTCGCTCTCTGCGGGCTTTTCCTCTGCCTTGCCAGTAGATTTGCTGCCGCCGAAAAGAGCTTCCTCTGCGATAACCTCTGTGGCTGTGCGCTTATTGCCGTTCTTGTCCTCGTAGTTGCGAACTTCGATGCGCCCCACAATGGTAATGAGGTCGCCCTTGCCGAACCACTGGTTCACGAATTCGGCAGTTTTGCCCCATGCTACGATTGGGACGAAGTCAGTCTTTTCTCGGTCACGGTTGCGGTCTACCGCAATGGTAAAGCTGCACACGCTCTTGCCGTTCTGGGTCTGTTTCAGTTCGGGAGCCTTTGTCAGACGCCCATTAAGGATCGCTTTGTTCAGCATTCTGTTTCCTCCAAATAGTTCGTGTAAAATTCCTCCCGGAACATCGGGATCGTGAAATCGTAGTTGTCGATACAGGCTTGCTCGCCCAGCCGGCGCAGCCAGTCCATCACCTCGGCACAGCTGTGTGCGTGTGTCAGGTGGCACGGCTCGTGGCACAGGGACACCCAAAGCCCCATGCGCTTGCTTTTGCTCCGCATGGCGTTGCCGAAGATTTCGTGCCGGTCTAGCTTTACGCCGGAGCGCTGGCACAAAAAGCACTTAGATGTGTCGGCCTGTACGATGCTCGGAGCGTATCCGTTTCGGTCAAGCTCTGCGCCCCATTCGTTTTTCATTTGCCCCATTCCTCCTTTAGCAAGGCCAGCTCGGCCGGTGTGGCAACATCTATCCCTTGCTCTTTGCAGTCTGCGATGACGGCATCCAGCAGCCGGGACATCTGTTTGGTGTTGTAGGTGCTGCTGCCGTAGTACAGCCGGATCACCAGATGGTCACCGTCTGGCTCGTAGTCTACCTGTTCCGTTACCCAGCCAGTACCGAGCATTTCCCACGCTGTCCGGACGGTCTTGGCGGCTTCCGGCTCGATATTGTGCACATCCTTCCAGATGCCGACCTCCTTAATGTACTTCCGGTACAGCTCCTCCTTAGTCAGCGGGGCCGCCTGGGTGGAGAGGGTAAAGGCCAGATCATCAAGGAGTACCCATAGGTACGAGTTGGCCGAAAGGCTCCTGCGCTCGTGGTGCTCCTTTAGCTCGGCAGCGTACATCTTGCCGGGCTTCATCTCATCAAGGAAAGCCTGGGCGGCTGCGGCATCTTTGGTATACAGGGTGATTCCGTAGCCGTTCCGGTCTCTTGTCCAGTCGGCAGAATCAAACCGGAGCCTTGTTTTCATTCCTCTTTTCGGCCTCCTTTGCGGCTTTCATACACGGACCGCACAAATGCCGTCCGAACATTTTCTCGGTGTATGGGACAATCTCCCGGACATACCATGTAGACCCGTCTCTTTTGGTGATCGGGACGATCGGTTTCCCGCAGTCAGCGCAGATTTCCGTGATGTCCTCTCCGGCATCGCCCGGTTGACCAAAACTAAATACGATGTTGCCGTTTTTGTCCGCGACCGTCAGATATGTAATCTGTTCGCCGTGTACTTCCATCTCCGCTACTGTAAACCGTGCCCACTTGTCATTGCTATCTTCAGGCTCATATTTTCCGTTGGCGTTCTTTTGTGTCCTCATCGGGACAACAATGTTGATTTTGGTGTAGAGTTCGCGACCGATCCCCCAATTAAAGCAGGCGCGCTTAAAGCTGTCGGAGCTTTCGCCCTTTTCCTTTTCGGTGTAGCTTTCGGTTCCGCAGTCAGCTTTCCATGCCCACCCGTCATCCGTTTTGATACCGACACGGCAGAAAAGGTTCCCCTTGCATTCGTAATGCTCCCGCTGCCAGTTTTCGGGCCCAACCGTCTCGTCTAGAATGCGCATGTCGCATCGCGCGTCCTTGTAGCAGAGGAGCACAGCCCCTCTCGAAGTATAGCGGTCAACCCGCAGGTCAACCTCGTCCGCTCGCAGCGGTCTGAATTTAACCATGTTATCCTCCTTATTCAAAGTACCTGTCAGCATCCGTATCGCTGGCGTCAAAACGCTTAACACAGTTTTCGCAGCCAATGACCATGCCGTCCTTAATGTAAATGGTCTCGTTGATCTCGCAGCCGCACTCCGGGCAGATGTGCGGCTTATCATCGTAGTTATCCACCCAGCTCGGGATGGGCCTATCCGGGATATCGTATTGGTTCATGCTTCCACGACCTCCCCATTTTCCAGTTTGTAAAATACCCCGGGTTTTATAATTTCACCATCTACCTTTACCGCTCGCACCTCTTTAATGTGGTAAGTATCACCGTTCCAGCTACCCCTCTCGGTTAGGACGAGCCAGCATCCAATGGTGCCGGATGCTTTACTATCGAACCCGGTGACGATTGCAATAGACTCCTTTCCATCAACGGTGGCTGCGCTCCAGTTGCCGGTGTTGGTGGCTGCGCTACGGTCGCCGGTGTTGGTGGCTGCGCTCCAGTCGCCGGTGTTGGTGGCTGCGCTCCAGTTGCCGGTGTTGGTGGCTGCGCTACGGTCGCCGGTGTTGGTGGCTGCGCTATAGTTGCCGGTGTTGGTGGCTGCGCTACGGTCGCCGGTGTTGGTGGCTGCGCTA